TGGGACCTGCCACACCCTCTTGGACCTCCGCACTTGCCCACGTCCTACGATTTTGTCACGCAAGCACAGATACGTCGCAATCGGAGATTGATTGCTCGACAGAGACCAACTGATAGAGAATTTACTGATACTAATCCTGAGGAGGGACCAAATCGTTATGACGTGTGTTTGCAAGGACATGGTATTGGGAATTGTTCAGATGACGCAACATTAAACTTCGATTTGACACCGCCGCCTGACCCACCACCACCGCCTATTATTGAGCCAGAACCTGAGATACCGGAGCCGGAACCAGATCCGGAACCAGATCCAGAGCCGGAACCCGATCCAGAACCGGAGCCAGAAGAACCTCCTGGTCCGCCAGAACTACAACTATCTGTTGAACAAGATGGGACACTTTTCAATATATCCTTATCCTGTAACTCATATCCTGGAGCTACTTATGAATGGAGTAGAGATGGCAGAATATTTCTGGTAACTACTAGTCCAACTGCTTCCCAGCGGGGAGTATCTGGAGGATCTTATACTTACTCAGTAGAAGTTAAATTCACGTGGGTAGATGGTATGCCATATAACTTAACTGACAGCGCGAGTGTGACATTAGAGGAGCCGGATCCAGAGCCGGAGCCGGATCCAGAGCCGGATCCAGAGCCGGATCCAGAGCCGGATCCAGAACCAGAGCCGGGTGAACCCCCTAATCCTGTAGTTCTTCGAGTATCTTCTGCTCAAGTTGGAGAATTATTTAACGTATCTTTGTCTTGTAACTCATACCCAGGTGCTTCATATGAATGGAGAAGGGGTGGATCTCTATTTGCAACAACTTCATCTCCTAGTGCTAGCCAGAGTGGAGTTGGTGAAGGGACATATGATTATCAAGTTACGGCGAGGTTCACATGGACAGACGGTACATCGTATGCATTAACAGATAGCGCAAGATTGGTTTTGGGTGTGATATTTGCAAATGCGATACTCTCACTGTTTTCGGAAGTTGCACGAGCGGATGTGGGGCTGCGAGCGGTATATCGTAAAGTGGATGCCAGCGATCCCTTGCCGCTGCAGCCGGTGACAGGTTATAGATGGACTAGACAGCGGCATGGTACTGGTAATCCCGAAGTGACGCTGGGGACGACTAGTGGGAATACTTATGCGGATAGGGGGGTGGAGCCTGGGACTTATTCTTACAGAGTGACAGCGATTGGACCTGGGTTGAGGGCTGGGGTGAGTGTGACGATTAGTCAGCCACGGATTACGGTATTCAGCGGGAGGGTGGTAACAGATGGTGATGGGCAGAAGGTTACATTGGGTTGGAATATTGCGGGTGGCGATGCTGTTGGATTCACGCTGAGCGGGCCGGGGACGCATCTTGATAGTTTTGCGGGGCATATTCGGTTTGCGGATGTGACGGGGTTGGCGGCGGGGATGCATATGTGGACACTGACGGCTGATTTTGGGGGAGGGGTGACGGATAGTAGGGAGTCGAATGTGGTGACAGTTAGTGACTTGATTCCTGGACCAGTAGTGAATTTATTGGTACTTTTTGTTCGGAGAGATGATGGTTTGAGACAAAATATCGATGTCACTATATCATGGTCTCCTCCAGAGACAGGTGTAGCAATAAGATACATAGTATCTTATCGAGTTCAATGGGCTAGAACAATTCAATTAACTCCATTTTACATACCTTTAGGTACTACTACTAAACAAGATGAAATTTCCGTGCCTAGTTCCGATCAGAGGATAATAAATGGTAATCCTAGATTTGTAATAACAGTAGAAGGCCCAGCAAGTATTAAACCCTACATAAATAGATTTATTTTTGGAGAAGCTACTGTTTCAGCTGTATCCCCTGATGGAATTGTAGGCACTAGTAATTACGTAATCAGGAGAGCCTTTAGAACCGTAGCAACTCTCTCACTATCATGGACAGGAGTTCATGCTCCAGATTGGTCCTCAGTTGAATTAGAATATAATTTGCAAAATCTTGAAACTCAAGAACGTATTGATGTATATGACATAACTGATGATCAATTTCGATTTAGAGTCTTCAGGAGAAGGTCTTTTGGGCCAGACCCTTTAGTTGTGACCAGATCTTCTCAGTATAAATTCCATGCTTTATTTACTGGTACATCACAAACTTATTTCGCACAGTTAATCTATGCTGGCGCTGTAATTGATACGTCAGATGATGTTACTATTATGAGAAGCTAGCTATGTATTCACAAGAACTATGGCTACATAGCTAGCTAGGAAGGTCTACTAAAATACCTGGTATCCCACCGTCGCGTACACCGGTGGATGACCATCGTCGAAGTCTCTCCTCATGAACGTCCCAACCGTGAACAAAAACCTTCCCTTTCGATACCCGTAGCCTATGTTGTATTCAACATGCTCCAGGGTGTGGAACTTCAAGCCTGTGTCGATGAAATGGGTTTCCCCGCCACGCACTCCCAACGAATACAAATGGGTGTGAGTTCTTTCGGTGAAGATTAGGGAGATCCCCGTGTACCCCCGCACTTTGTCACCAAACTCAGCCATTACTCCTATCTCTGGGTGGTCATGCTGGACGTCAAATACTCCAGCGGTGGTGTAGACGGTCTGCGCCTCCGCCACCCCACACGCACCCATCCCAACCACCATCCCAACCACCGCTGCGAGTTTCTTAAGCATTTTTCTCTCCTCATGTGATACGGGTTACGGAACGACGGCTTGAGTTTGAGAGGGTGGGTCCACGTTGGGACCACCCTCCAATATAATTACGCCAGTGATGCTTGGACCCTATCCAAGAATTCTTCCACCGTTTCTCCAGACTTGCTTCGTACAGCGGTGCTCGAATTCAAACGCTGGTCCAGCGCGCTGCCACCATCTACTGTCTCGTAACGTCCAGTACCACCATCTACCACTTTGATTATTCTGACTTCGCGTCCGCCCCGCTTGAAGGTTTCCGGACTTGGCGCTTCAGCGGCCTTGACCGCTGATGCCGCTGCGAGAGTTCCGAGAAGGGATGTCAGGGCTTGTCGGCGTGTGATCATTGTGGTCTCCTTGAGTTGCAAGTTTGTGTACGGAAAGAACCAATCTCGCCACACTATCTATATGTACCAGATTTGCCGCTGCAACATTTAATGCATCGGGTAGAATTCTTTCTATTAGCTGTGCACTCATGTTATTATTCTCTAGAATAGCTACGACTCTGTCAATATCTATGGCAGAATACATCGTTGTTTTGCTCAAATTGATTGCTATGTTGCTTAGAGGTCTTTGGATTGGGTGTTTGGTCATGACATTTCTCCAGTTAGTTCATGAGAGCCCACGGCGGTGTAGGCTCTCGAATACCATTACTTCCGCAGCGTGCGCCTGATCTGCGCCATCAGCAGGATGTGATACACACCCAGAATGGAGGATGAAATCAAGCCTGACAGCACGATGTAGCCGATGGGATCCATTTTGTCACTCCTTTGGGATGTGGGTTACTGGTTCGCGAGTACCTTCAGCGCCCGCTGCCACCCAGCGGCGTTCTGGCGCATCATCGGAGTGCTCTCGCCGTATGCCAACCTGACCGCCGGGTCGCAGCGGCGTGAGTCCTCTTGGAACTTGAGAATCCGATACAACGATCGCATCGATTGTAGCGACGCCGCTGAGATTCGGTGCCGGATCTGGACCTTCTTGGCCGCTGCACCGAATCGTAGATCCCTCTTCATTGCGGTCAATTTCGCAGCCTGGAGGGTACACTTCGGGCATCTCCACATGGTGTCAATATTCTGATAACAGCGGGTGAGTCTGTCGCAGTCGTGGCAAGTCTGGTCTTGCGGCTTGCGGTCAAGGACGGCGACGCTGCAGTTGTTGGAGAACTTGATGGTGGTGTGCTTGATTTTCATGACTGCTTCCTTCTGTTGACTTTCTTCATGTAGTCCATCACTGCCAGTCGAACTATGTGCCCCGCTGAAACACCCTGCTTCACCGCTTCCCGCTGCACAAACTCCCACATTTCCTTTGTGAAGGAAACACTGCGAATCACGGTGAATCTCTTATCCGGTCCTGGCATTCTTTCAACTCCTCACCCGTTGACTAACTATAGTTACAGTATAGTTAACTCCCGCTAAGCGGTCAAGCGGTTTTTAACTTAGGATTCAAAATAATTCAAATCTGTTCTAGAGACTGACACCTGGACCAAAGAAAAGCTGTAATCTTTCATCTACCGTTAGACCATTATAACCAACCTTCTCCTCCCAAACCATCCTCACCGCTGAATGCGACAACGGCGACTTCCCATAAGTCTCCCGAAACGTAATCTCATCCTGTAGAATGATTGCCAGAATACCCAGGTATCCACTCAATGTACCGTCGTGGCGATAGGCATGTTGTTCGACAGATAGGTCGGCGAGTGAGTCCTTCCTAGAAGAAGGCTTGTCTTCCTCCGAAACAATGTGGGGTGGTATTATTCCTTCGGAGGAAACCGGCTCGCAGGGTTTACTATTCGGCGGTGGTTTGAGGTCAGGAAAGTTATTTTCCAAGACTGCAGATGCTAGGAAAGAAGTAGACTGGTGGCGGGCAGCGGCGATGCCATGCAGCTTGTACAGTGACTCCGCTGTCATGGCGATGCGAGTTCTATGCATGTATTCGGGAGAATACTTGGCATAGAAGATGGACCTCTTGACGGGTTTCACTGGTGGGTGGTTGGTGATGAATTCTTGCAGAATTGGGTAGGCTTTGACAGGTTTCAGCGGGTGACGCAGACGGATGTACAGGAATTTGTTGCGCATGCTAGCACCAGAATCGACCTTGAAGCTCTTCTGGGGTTATTGGACCGCGGGTTGGGAGGATGACCGTGTCGCGTGCACGATTGAGCTTGCGCTGTAATCTCAGATGATCACGATGAGCCTTCTCCACCAAGTAGATCTGTACTAGCCGATCTCGCTCCTCGTAGGGAAGAGACTCGAAATCGGGCATGTGGGTGCGGAGCGAGTTTTCAGCGCCGATGCGCTGGTACTGAGCGGCGTTTAGTGCACACATGTTGCCCCCTTTGATTCCACGTTGTTTCCGAGGCAGTACGCCATCGTNCCGATGAACTCTACTATCTCATCGGTGGTGTCGAATGGGATTANTTTACAGATCGGGAGAACGAGCAGCGCAAAGTCGACCTGCGGGTCTAGGGTGTTGACGTCGTCTTCGATCTTCTCCAGGTCTTTCGGCCACGAGTTGACAACGTGTTTGTCACCGTTGACATAGATAGCCGTAAGTCCATTTGGGAGGGGTTCGGTGTGAGTTACAGCGGTGGACGCTGTCAGAATTGGGAGACCTAGTGTACCGCGGGTGAGGATGAACAGAGTCATCTCTATATACCTCGTGCAGCGAGACACCCGCCGCATAGTGGTTCGTCGTAATTCTCCGCCCGCGCTGAGTGGAATTTCTTCCCACAGTCGGAACACTGGAGCGGGGTGGACTTGGGAGAAGGTGGTACTTGCTTCCGGATCAACATGAGCTCTGCCCAGATGGCTTTGGTGTTCTCGAATGTTGGCTGCCATGGGAGATCGATGCCTGGTTCCAGCGGGAGATTTGTCATTGCCCTCGCTCCTGGGATTAACCACCATTGCTGGTGGGTAATGGCCCTTGGGAGNNAGAGGGCTTACAGACTGCGAGGACTGACTGGCGNCTCCCGGGTGGTTGTGAGTTATCTACAAGTAATCTTCACACTTGAAATCTTCAGGAGTCACATCTTGTCCAGCGGCCCGCGCTGCATCGTATGCATCTAGTTCTCGATCCACCACTATATTGAACTTCTTTACACACTTCAATCGATTACAGACTTGTACTCCGTCTCTACCACCGGCAGCATGTTCTCCACAGAACGTACAACGAATTGATCCATCGTCCCTGATTCGGTAAAATCCTACTATGCCACTCCTCCAGAGACTACGACCTCGTGCATTTTTTGTTCTGATCATAGGCGGCATTTGTTCTTTACCTATGAGACTCTGCAATATTTCACGTCGTTCCATATCAGCGGCTCTCATGAAATCTACGGTAGATAGGTGGTCTGCTCTTGGCATCCAATCTCGTATAATTTTCTCTTGTTCCGGGGTTGCTTCTATTATTTCGTAGCTATCTTCGTTATGTGGCCATGGTCTAGGACCAAGCCACATACAATGCGGTCTTTTATGTCCTGCACCTAATTTTCCATCTTTGGTGACTCCATGTGAATGATACACATTATCACAAGCAAATGGACAGATGATGGTGGTAGACTGGTCCTTGTACAGTATTCCAGGAACTTTAACGACCATTACCGTATTCCTTTCAGGTAGTCCGGCATGTCGTCATTGACACCGAACAGTTGTTGTGCGATCTCTTCTTGAGTTTGACTGAGCCACAGACCGTGGGCTGCTGCTTTCAACCCATTCTGGATATGACGTTCAATTTCTGCATCCGAATCGATCCTTTTGACTCGAGCTTCAGTCCTGATATCATGCAACATGATGTCTAGAGAGGGTATGTGGCGCGGCGGGCATGCATTCCACAGCCTCTGAGCGTCACACGCCGCGCGAAATATAGCTTGATGACGTTCACCCTTGGGCGCATCGATAAGTTTCTGTAACGCATTCTGATAGAAATGCCTTCTGGATGTTGCATCCCAGCCATCCTTATCTGGTCTAACGGAGTCAATATTCTCTAGCACAGAACTAAGTTGTGAGACTGACTTCTTGTCATAGATTTTATTAGATCTACCTGTTACTGTGATCATTGATACCATCCATGCGGGCATTTCCGGCAGATCGATCATCTTCGGTGGTAGTCCGTTAACCCACTCATACCGTGCACCCGACAGATGCACGGACGGCGGGACAATGGCTTGACCCTTTTTGCTTATACCGTAGTTGTCTATGCCTTCCACCCTCGTATTGAGACTGTCAGCTAGATTGCCATTGGTCTTGATTTTGGTTGCATTCACGGGCAGCCGATACCAGATGTGCGCACCACGCCCGCCGGAGACGACCGTCAGCGGTGGGATAGTGTAGTCGTGCGACGCGGCGAGCTTCTCTAGATCTCCAAAGCCGTCTTGACCATCGTGAGTGTCAATATCCAATATGACTAGAGGCCAGTCGGTTCGCACTCCGACGTTGGGAGTACCTTTTGCGAATAGTCTTGCTACATGTCTTCTATCTTGTAATTTTAGGTGGTGCCATGCATAGTGCGGCACTTTGCCTTTNCTTTTGTTAGACTTGCAATACCCACACTTCGGAGTACAACACCTAGTTGGGTGGTAACCAAGTTCGTATAGTGCTAGTGCGGTCTCAGATGGTGTCATGATACCTCTCTCCTTTTGAATACTCCATCTTGTGTCAGTAGTTTATAACCACGCCAACCTCGCAATTTCATTTTCTTGCCAGCAATGGTCACTGTGACATTTTTAGTTTTCATGCCTAATCTCTTACTCATTTCTGCAGAAATAGTATCTCTTTTATACGTTGTGCCTTGGATTTTAATTGTGTGGTCAGAGGAAGGTTGATAAGTATTTGACAGTTCACTGAACAATGCATCGCTAGTGAACTGACTATTTGCATCTGGAATTATATACTCTTCAAACCATCTATCGATTGCTCTCTGGTCCTCTTCTTCTATTTCTTGCATATAAGTTTGAACATTTAGTGGCGTGCGCGGCTTGAATAGTCGTGGTTTACCCTCAACAATGAAGTTATCTCTGAAGCATTTGATTAGATCTACTAGAAATGCTTGTCTAAGAGTTTGATGGTCTGGATTAGACATTAAACTGTCGTCCAAAAAAGAATTCATCTTATCAAGTTTTAGAAATTCTACCAATCTTATACGATTTTTAATTGCAGAATCTCTCAATTTGATTCCAGTATTGGGGAGCTCATTTGCCATTACTATCATAGTGGCAGTAATTTTTCTATTACCACCATTCTCAAACATCTTTCTCATATCAACAAATGATCCAGAACTATACTGCTTCATTAACGCTGCATCGAAATTAACATTCTCTTGTTCATCTCCCACTGCTATTCTAACAGGTGCTGTGAGATTATATAAATGTTGTGATGGGACGTTTGTACCCTTACCAGGTTGCTTGGCAAGAGTTGCTGTATGCATGAATTTTCCATAATCTCCCAAGGAAGCAACACTTAATGACATTAAAGCAGATTTTCCACTATTGGTTGCTCCCAAGAAGAATATAATTCTCTTACTTGGTACACCAAATAAAGAGAATGCCAATTCTTGTCTGACATATTCTTTGACATTATCCACTCCCGCACCGTCGTACATATACTTCAACAAATCGTGCTTAGCATCTGGATTATATGGGTCGGTAATTGAAGCTGTCACGATTTTACTAGCAGCTTTTTCACCTTGGAGAAGCTCGCCGGTGTGGAGATCTATGACGCCGTTGGGGGCACCCAAGTAACGCATATCTGCGTTAATCTCAGATTGGTCCTTTATTTGCAGATTTTCAATGGGTTGGTTAGTTGCTTTCAAGTGTAATGCAACTGTGATCATCTTCTCCATTACTTCATTTAAGAAGTAAAGTTTCGTCTTTAATTTCAGAGCAGATTCAACGGCTTGTTGTGACTTTCTAAGTAATTTTGAGATGTCATTTGATTTTTTTGCGTCTTTTTCTTTATTGGCTTGCTCACTGATATATTCTTCCATAATTACTTTGAAGAAGGTGATATGCCCAGATATTGACATTTCGATTTTGTTACGTATCTGCTGTGAGTCTTCTCTCCAAATACAATCGCTAGCAGATCTACCATGTGGTAGAGAAAGTATCTGTCGGGATACTGAGTCAGATGACTTAGTCTCTACAATGATAAGAGAATCAGCAAATTCTCTTAAAACTTGGTGGGCTACTTGTGAGGGAGTAACCGTGGCATATGTACGCCAATCTTTAGTATCCCATGAATAATAGTTGTTGCCTAGTGACTTGCCAATAATAGGTGGGGTAGCAGGATTAGGTGCAGAATCGGATGAGTCAGTATAGCCAGAATCAGACTGACTATCTACCGCTTCTATTTGAGATGAGATTTCTTCTTGTTGCGGGTGTTGACCGTCAGGGTCAGGTGTAGTAGGATTAGTCATCTTTCTTCTCACGCCGGTTTGGGTCGGAGTGATGGCCACCCAGCCGGCGAAATTCCTGCCCTAGCTGTTCTTGCGAGCTTCACGTCGTTCTACGTACTCAATAAATGCCTCTTTGAGGATGAAACCCATGGGGCGGTTTTCTTCCATGGCTATCTCCTCGATCTTGCGCCTCATCTCTGGAGTAGGCTTGACCAGGACTGGGGTAGCGATGCAGTTGCCACGGTTTTCGAGTTTTGACATTGCTAGAACCTCATCAAGTGACTGTTGAAAGTGTATCCCAGTTAAACTGGGTAGGCAAGGGCGGACTTGCAAATAATTAAGTCCGGTGATTTCGAGGTGGAGAGCATGAGTGTTGATTGTTGGGATTTGGGATGCAGGTGCGGCGGTTCAAAAAGGTGCGGGGGAGCACTCAGAGCTAAGTTGTTGATTTATTGTGAGTTACAGCGCTGGGTGCTGGGTGCGGCGCACCGCTAGCGAATCTCCCCTTATGGCCAATTAAATAATTGCAGTGCATATACATGTTTATGCATATCTAGTGCATACATATGTTTACACGTATCTCTTTCTTTTAATTATCTCTCTATACAATATATAGTAAAAAAGGTCGCACCCCCGCACCTGGGTGAAAAAAACCCTGTGAATATAAGGGTTAATTGTGGGTGCGGGTTGAGGTGCGGGAGTAGGTGCGGGGTCGCATCTTCGCACCCGACGTGCCGACACTATCCCACACGGCGAGGGTGCCGGCGCTGCAATGCAGATCGCAGTCTCGCGCGCACGCGANCTACTATTCGCTAGAACCCGTCCGCCGTCGCGCCGCTTGACGTGATTGTTTTCACACCATTAACATATAAGTGACAAATGTCCAGCAAACCCATTGAACGCATCTGGGAGCAGCGACCTGACGAAAATCCATACCGTTACCGATGCTTCCGCGCGTTCTGTGAGTCCGGCGGCAGCATTCGTGCAGCAATCACCCATTTCGGACAAGAGCCCACCGAAGGTACAAGGCTCAAATGGATGCGGTGGAGTCGCGCCGACGACTGGCGCAAGCGCCGCGCCGCACGCACCAATTATTACGCCCGTCTCGAAGACGACCACATCTCCTCCATGCGCATCCGCGCCCGCACTCGCATTCTGGAACTAGGTCTCGAAGCTCTAGAAGATTTCGACAAACCTGACGTTCGGTCGGGCGACGCCAAGCGTGCAGCCGCACTCATCAAAGACGAAGCCCGCATAACGCGCATCCTATCCGAACTGCCAGAAGCCTCCCGCGCTGCAGAGGCCGATCGCATGGCTCGCGACTTCCTTGGAATGTCTGATGAGACCAAACCACTACCACCACCCAAGGAGGATTGACCATGCCCAGTGTCAAAGCACTCCGCGAGGCTGCCTCCCGTGAATACCGCATCGCGGAAGACATACGTCGAGAGGGTGGCTCATATGCAGAAGAGAAGCACCATATGGATGCAGCGGCCAAGCTGGTGAACCGCGCGGACCGGCAAGAGAGGCTCGAGTAACGCGCCCGCTCGCGTGCGATCAAACGTATTGTTTCCACTAATCCTTTCTAACTTTGCATCTAATCCAATCCTTCCAAGGTAGCTAACGGTGACCCACCCCTTCCTTCTCATCCTTAAAAGTTTCGGTGTTCTCTCATGATGTCCCCGCGCCAGCGCCTCGCCATAAACCACGCCACTTCCTCTCACGTTCTCTTTAACGCCGTCGGTGCAGTCCGCTCAGGCAAGACCGTCGCATCGGCCGCTGCCCACGCTGCATTCGCTCTCGCCAAATTCCCGTATCATGACCACCTAGTCATGGGCGTCACTGAGACGTCCGCNATGCGCAACGTCGTTAATTCCACCATCGGCACGCTCTCTATCCTGCGATCTCTCGGTTATCGCCCTAAGATCTCCGGNGTCGGCGGCCGGCACGTGCGCGTTCCCCGTCCAGGAGGCAGAGTTTCCAAGATCTGGATTATGGGTGGCAACGANGAGCGCGCTGCCGANCGGGTGGCGGGTATGACGCTCGCGACCGCTAACGTCGACGAAGTAGTCCGAATTCCAGAATCCGTATTTCAGATGGTGTGGACGCGTCTCAGCGTTGAAGGCGCGAAGATGTGGTGCAGCATGAACCCCGCTGCTACCGGACATTGGTTCAAGAAACAAGTCATTGATAAGCCAGAAGACTACGATGCGGTCTCTGTCAAATACACCATGGATGACAACCCCTCGCTCAGCGAGGAGGTAAAGCAGAGAATTAAACGTGGTTTGACAGGTCATTGGAAGACAAGGCTGGCTGACGGCGAGTGGGCGGATCTATCCGGTCTAATATTCCCAGAGTGGTACGGCGGTGACATGCCGGATCCCGTGCAGCGGTGGTCGGTTTCCGTCGACTGGGCATCCAGTGGCACCTTCGCCGCACTGCTCACCGCACATGGGAAACAAAGAAGCCACTTTGTTTCGGAGCGGATATACGACGCTCACGTGCACGGTCCAATCAACGAAGTCGAGCAGGCGGAGCAGACGAGTGAGTGGGTGAGAGAATATGTACCGGATGGGGATGTGCCGCTGATCGGCGACCCATCCACTAGTGCCGGGTTCCAGAAGGAGATGAGCGGAAAGGGATTCGACTGGGTCGATGCAGAGAACGACGTGGTCGAGGGGTTGAAGGCAGCGGCGACCGCGTTTGTCAACAAGCGTTACACGATTGGCAACTGTCCACACCTAAAGAAAGAAATGGGTGAATACCATTGGGATCCGAAGGCCGCTGAACGTGGAGAAGACAAGCCTGTCAAGACCAAGGATCATGCGTGCGATGCAGCGCGGTACGAAATTTATACGCCCAAACCAACACTCGACCTGGACCAATGGCTCTCCCTCAACGAAATGCTTGCATAAGCAATTAGAATTTGACTATTTGGGTTGACATGAGCTAGAGTATAGAAACATGTCATTTTCAGAACTAGGGGTCAAAACCCTTCGCCGGGTCGAGGATCCACCGCCTGACAGCGGCGATGAACCGCGCGGTGGAGAAGAACTGCTTGATGATATTTATGACAGCTATTACATGTCACCCCTGGGCGGTGACGACCAACACTACATCGAAGAATTACGTACCTCTGAGGGTTACATCCGGTTCGTCAGAATGATTGAGTCCAACCCTCAAGTCTGTTCATTCCGCAACGTCGTCGGCACCCTCGGCTCGCGTGTCAATTGGTGGGTCGGCGAGAAGGATGAGCCCAACGACGCGGACCCGCGTGAAGAACTACTTCGCAGAGCAATCGACTTGCTGACACGCGATAGCGGCGGCTGGACCCGCATCGTGAGCCAAGCGATGCTCGCACCGGTCTACGGCGCTGCAATATTCGAGGTAACGTACAATTCTGACAACCCCGCTGAAGTATTGTGGGAGAATTTTAGCTTCCGGCCATATTATTCCATCGATGAAGTGTTGGTGGATGATAACAACGAATTCGTCGGATTGCGGCAGACGTCGGACAACTTCCGATCTACATCGGAGATATCATCGAATTCTCTACTAGTCGTGACCCATCAGCCAGAATACGGCATACTGGGTCGTAGTTCATTCTATCCTTCATACGCACCGTACCGTCGCCGCGAGGACATGGAACCGATCGCGCTGCTCGGTCTCCGGCGCACGCTCAATGCACCTGCCGTATTTGAGCCACAAGGTGGAAAAGCACCAAATATAAATGAGAATAGCTCTGACAAACAAATTATTGAGCTCAGAAAAAGACTGGATGGTCTTAGAGATAGAGTCAATAAAGGGCAACAGGGAGCACTCATAGGTCTGCCAGGCTACAAGTACACCATGCCCCAGGGCGCTGGATCTCGCTCCTTCGAAGCCAATACTCTATTGCAGCGACAGGATCACGCCATTCTCCAGCCTGTCAACGCCGCTCACTTCCTGCTACCTTCTGGCAAGGTTGGCAGCTATGCTCTAGCAAACATCAACCAAGCAGTCTTCTCATTAGCGATTGACTCCTACCTAGACCGGTTCGCGGATGCCGTCAACCGGATCGAAGTGCCGAGATTGCTCACATTGAATGGAATGGACACGACTGACGCACCGCGCATCAACCATGGCAGCGTTGCGGATCTAGTCCATGATGCAGCGGCCACGTCCGAAGCACCCGCTGAGCCGGAATCGCAACCCGACGATGACGACGACGAGACCCTGTAATGTCTGCCAAAAGACTCACCGCCGCTGAGCGCAACGATCTAGCAAATACTCGCATCGTGTCGATTGAGGAGTCTCGCGCCGCACTGCTCAATCTGGCACCGCATGCGAACGAATTGCAGAATCTCAAGGCGAAGCGTGAAGCGCGGGACGCGGCCATCGCAGCGGGCGACGACTACGGCGAAAAGAAGGACATGTACATCGGCGACCTGATGTGCAGCATCTTCAACGGCGTGGCACGGGTCGGCGTCAGGGGCGTCGTCGTCCCAACGCGGTCATTCTGGACTTGGGCTGGATACGAGACGGCCGCTGAAGACATTGAGTCGCTTCCACGGATGCTGCCGGATGACATCAAGACACTCATCGTGGAGTATGACTCTCCAGGTGGATTAGTTGAAGGCGTCCCAGAAGCAGCAGCCGCGCTGTACGGCCTGCGCAAGAGAATGGTGACGGTTGCGTTCGCACGCTTCGCCTGCAGCGCCGCATACTACCTCGCGTCGCAGCAGGACTACGTCTTCATGATGCCTAGTGGCACCACGGGGAGCGTCGGCGTCAAGGCGATGCACGTGTCATTCGCGGGCAAGTTAGAGCAGGATGGTATCGAGGTCACAGAATTCGGCTCTCCGGAGCGCAAGACGGAATTCTCGCCTTGGAAGCCACTGTCGGAAGACACCAAGAAGCGCATGCAGGCTCGCATCGAGAAGATGCGCAAGCAATTCGAGAAGGCCGTCGCCAAAGGTCGCGACATGAAGCTCGAAGATATCCAGGAGAATTTCGGCAGGGGTGCACCGCTCGACAGCGATGAGGCGATGGCAGCCGGCGCTGTAGACAAGGTGATGCCCTACGAGCAATTTCTCGCAGGGAAGTGGAAGTAGTGCCTGGTTGCAGGCTTGTAAGAAAAGGAGAACGCAGATGACCATCGAGGAGCAGCAAGCAGCTGACGCTCAGGCACTCGCAGACGCCAACGCTCGTGCCGACACGGCGGAAGCAGAGATCAAGCGACTGCGTGAAGAGGGTGCCGCCAAGGACGCCAAGGCAGCAGCGGCCACCATCGCCGCGTCGATGCCGAGCCTCACGATCAGCCAGGACGACCTGACGTCGGCCGTCACGGAGATCAACAAGCTGCCAGAGGCGGCACGTGAGTTGGTGCTGAGCGTGCTTCGGAAGGCCGATGCGCAGTCCAAGCTCGCAAAGGATCGACTGAGGACGCCTGCCGGCCACGGGGCGACGCCTGCAGCGGGCGATCCGTCGGGCGGCGTTGTCACCGTGTCTGCCTCCGAGAAGCTGATGGCGAAGGCTCAGGCGGAGCTTGCCACGGGGCAGCATTCGGACCTCGGCGACGCGCTGATGGCAGTTCGGAAGGCGAATCCCGAGTTGGCCCACAAGGCTGACACCGAAGACGTCAAGGCGGAGTACGAAGCGGACGTGTCGTAGTCCACTTTCTACTCACTTCTGACGAACGGGAGACTTGAACATGATCATCTCAAGCAGGACGTTGCTCCGTGAAGTCACACGGAAGCTGCGTCGGTCGAGTGGCGGTGACCGGGAAGAACTCATCGCCAAGCTCAAGGCAATCGTCGCCGAATTCGAGGCTGACGATGCTACGCAGGCACCGACCCCAGATCCTGATCCTACTGGCGGAGACGGTGACGGCGACGGGTCGGGTGAGCCAGAGGCACCTGACAAAGATCCTGCTCCCACGGGTGGAGAAGGTGACGAGTCGGGTAAGCCAGAAGGAGAATGAGCATGGCTGCAGTAATCGGTCAGCATTCTGTAGGTCGGGTGTACGCTGCCAGCGCCGCGATCGCACAGTGGCGTGCAGTGGTCCGTTCCGGCGCGGGCACCGTCGCAGCGGCCGGCGCGAACGCCGAAGGTGTCCTCGGTGTGACGATGGACGCCGTTGCCGATGCCAACCCTGACAATGACGTCACCGTCATCGTAGGTGGATTGGTCACCGTCAAGCTCGGTGCAGCGGCCCAGGCAGGTCAGCTACTCGGCACTCTCGCCGGGGGTGAATTCAGCCCAGCGTCAGCGAACAAGGTTGTCAAGGCACTCGTGGATGGTGTTGATAACCAGGAAATTCCAGCAATCCTTATCTAGTGCCTGGGTAGACAACCACCCAAGACCACTAGTCAAAGGTAGGAGGAATATCAGATGGCTCTCGCAAAGCCCGCTTTCAACACCAACCAGTCCCTGATCCGCCATGTGATCACCTACATGGGGATGACGGGGATGCCGTTCGCCATGGACGTGGCGTCGGTCGTTCCGGTGGCGGTCAACGCCGGGCAATACTCCAAGCGCAAGCTCGGAGAGATTCTCGACGCTGATGCGGCCCAGAAGGTCGGCAACGACGGTCGCCTTCCCGTGCAGGTTTCGGAAACCGACACCGGCGTGTATGCTTGCGAAGAGTATGCACCACCTGCAGAGTTGGTTCGAGATCGGCTGCGGTCACAGGCTCTCGCAATCGGCGACGACCCTGCACAGTGGGCGATGCGCAAGCTGCTCACTCAGGCGAAGCTGAATCTCAACAAGCGGTTCGTGAACCGGGTGTTCAGCACCGACCGCCGCGAGGCCAATTGGGGTCGAACTCGGGTTACCACCCCAACCACCAAGTGGGGTGCGGACAACTCGACTCCCATCGAGGACATCCGAGAGCAGATCCGCGTTCTGGAAGCCAACAGCGGTGGGGGTGGACGACCCATCCACGCGCTGTTCGGTCGTCGGGTGTGGGACGTCATCCAGGATCACCCGCAATTCGTGGAGCGCCTGGCGGACACCGGTCTGAAGGTCGTCACCGAGGCACTGGTGGCGCAGGTTCTCGGGATCCAGATGGTGCGCGTTGCCAACGATCCTCGCCGGACCAGCGTGGACGGACTGGCAGAGGAGTTCGCTTTCCCAGAGGACGACAACGTTCTCCTGTGCGTGCAGGGTCCGACCAGCACCATGGAAGCCGAAGTCGCCGTCTCGATCTTCGAGTTCCGCAGCCCCGGCATCACCCCGGTGCGCGGCATGAACGTCCGTTCCTACTACAGCGATGAGCGGATCGGTCGTCTCTACGAATGTCGGACGGACTTCGACATTCAGATCGTGGACGTGAACCGCGGGTTCCTGTTCTACGACACGCTTGGGTAGGTAGGTCGGGGCGGGT